ATGCTCACGGAAAAGCAAATCAAGGCGATGAAGCCGCGCGAAAAGGAATACCAGGTTTCGGATGGCCGCAGCGTCAGAGGCGAAGGCGTGCTGCTCGTACGCATCCGCGTCAACGGCACCAAGGAGTTCTATTTTCAACGGCGGGTCGGTGGCACCAAGATCAAGAGCAAGCTCGGTGTTTATCCCGCTCTCAGCTTGGCGGCCGCGCGCGACCTGTGCAGGGTCGAGAAAGAGGTGTTGGTCGAAGCTGGAACCTTCCAGGATCTTCTCAACGCATACGTTTCGAAGCTCGAAGGCGAAGGAGCGGTATCGGCTTCCGACGTGGAATGGTCGTTCAAGCATTACGTTGCTGAGCCATTTCCTAACCTTGCCAGCCGACCAGCGGCTCTGATTGGTCCTGGAGACGTTCGAGACATCATCGTGCGGATGATCGACGCCGGCATCACCACCTATTGCAACCGCGTGAGAGCCCGCTTGCATGCGGCGTTCCAGATGGGCGTGGAGCAGCAGTTCAATCCCCGGAGCTATCAGAAGGCAGCTCTGAAATTTGGGCTGGTGAACAATCCGGTGGCGAGCGTACCGGTGCAGAGCGATTGGGAGCGAGCTGGTGACCGAGCGTTGACGACTCGGGAACTGGCGCACCTGTGGCAGTTGCTACCCGAGAACTTATCTTTGGTGACATCTGAGCTGATCAAGTTCCTGATCGCTTCAGGTGGCCAGCGGCCAGAACAGTTACTTGCGGTTGAGCGGAAGCAGTACCACGACGATCACCTGGTCATCAGGAACAAAAAGGGTCGGGAAGGCGAGCCGAGCGTTCATGTGGTGCCTTATAACGCGCTGATGCGGGACATCCTGCACACCATGCGGGAGATAGGTGAAACCAGCGCGTACCCGTTTGAAGGTAAGGTGCCAGGCCAGTCGCTCCATACAAACTCGCTTTCCAGGGCGGTAACAAAACTATGCGCGCGCCATCCTGAGAAGTTTGACTCCCCCTTTACCCTGCGCGACTTGCGCCGCACATGCAAAACCTTGATGGGCGTAGCCCGGATCTCCAAAGAGCTCAGGGATCGAATCCAGGCGCATGCGCTGAAGGGCGATGTCTCATCCAAGCATTACGACCGGTACGATTACTTTCACGAGAAAAAGGACGGATTGAGTCGCTGGGCGAGCTGGCTGCAGACGAACGTGATCGACGCTCAGTTGGAATAAATGAGGCCGCTTACGCGGCCTCGGTGGTTTTCCATTTCTGCGGGTTTTCCTGCCAGGCGGCTATCGCCGACTCCCTCCAACCCACGCGCCCAGCTGAGATTGGAACAGGCCGCGGGAAGTTGCCACGTTTGATCTCACGCCATAGCGTTGAGTGAGATAGAGACGTGGCGCCCAGAACCTCTCGCTCCCGCAGAAAGCGATCCAGCGATCTCATATGTCTGCCTCCTGCAGGAGCTCGCTGCTGTCGTCGCAGGCTGATTGTCTGCAGATGAAGACTTCCCCGGTCTGTCCCGCAATCCGCCGAACGCTGTGAGGGTCAGCGCCGATCTTCCGGGCCATCGCCCTGGCGGCGTCGACAGGACTGATGGTGCAGCTCGCCGTAGATTTGAGGCCAGAGATCCGCGCGATATAGGTGCCGCTGGTATAGCGGACTTTGATCGTCTGCTCATCGTGCATAGCGTTTCTCCCGAGCTGCTCGAGCGGCAGCTACTTCAGCAAGGCGATCCGCCCATTCCTCGGCCTTCCGCGCCTGCCGGATCCGGCTGCACTTCTGATGTTTTCGTGTCGACCGCGATGTGTTGCAGATATCGCAGATGTTTGTCAGCACCAGGCGCATCGAGGCAAGGGGAGGGCGGGTGCGTTGCATGGTTTGTTCAGACATTGCTCCCTCCAGCGGTACTGGCCTGTGCGGCCGAAGCAAGAGCTTCAAGAAGTACCTGCTGACGGTTGGTGACGTCGAGATACTGACGCACTGCCTGAACGAATACGCTGTTCATGCTCCGGTCGTCATCCAAGGCGCACTGCTCGATCGCTTGGCGCAAGCCGTCGGGAAGGCGAACGACGAATTTGTCTGCACTACGGGAATCATAATCGCGGTTCATAAAGTTTTCACAGTCTGTTGGCCACATGGGTAAAAGGGGCAAGGTGGGTACGCAATCGTGGTAGCCTCCGCACCGCTGCCGTTGTTGGATTGGTCCTGCATGGTTCTCTCCTTTCGGGGGTGGCAAGCGTCGCGGGGTTGCAGCCCCGCGGCGCCAACTCCAAACGGATCCTTACTGAAGGATCCAGATCATCAGGTCCGGCACCTGGGCGCCGATCACGCCGAGCAATGCGACAGCAATCACTGCACCGGCTAGCTGGCCGATGAATGCGCTGCGTTCCTGCTGCTGGATGTGGTTGTTGTCACGCATGGTTCTCTCCTTTCAAGGTTGCGCCGGTTGCAGCCGGCTTCAGTTGAGGCGGTATTGCTTACCGTCCTCGATCACGTAGAAGTTCATGTCCCGCAGGCGGTAAACACCACCTGGTCCGCCGTGCACGACGTAGTCGTCGTATGGGGCCTTGCACACTCGAACTGGAAACAACTTGTCTGCCTGATGGGAATATTCGCTGCTCTTCTTGATCAGGCCGTAGAGCTGCTGTCCTTGAGGGCGGCAGCCGGCGGGGCCATGGGCGGCCTCGAAGCCAAGCCAGGCCGCTTGTGTCTCAACGTTGGTGTACATCGTGTCGTCGTCCCTGCGATCCAGCGCATAGCCTCGTTCTTTCGCCCAGTCCTCGAAGCCAAAGAGCATGTCGAGGTCCTGCAACTTGTTGTCTGTCATGGTTCTCTCCTTTCAGCGGTATTGAGCGCGGGTTGCAGCCCTACGCTTGGAACATCCAGCACTTCACGGTTACCGCCTTCGCGATAGTGCTGTTGTGTCGTTTGGCTTGATGGGCGCGCACAGCGCTGGCCACCGCCTTATTCGATTCGATGAACTTGTGGGCTCGGGACTCACGCAAGCGATCGCGTAGCTCAGCCACGTCGGCCAGCTTCTGGCGGTGCTCTGCTGCGCGTTCGGCGAATTCGTTGAGATTGATAGCGATCAGGTCTTCGTTGTTGCTGTGGTTCACCACTGGGCCTTCAGCATCCAGCCCCTGCAGGTAGTCGTAGACCTCCCAGAATTCTGCAACCACGGGGTGGTCGGCACTGATGGACGCCTGACGCTCGATGGCCATTGAGACGATGCAGCGTTGCACCGCACTGACCTGGTAGTCGGACAAGGGCACGATCTGCCGTAGGCTGTCCAAAAGACTGAGCAGCTGAGCGTGGTTCTTCACGATCCGCTCGACACGGATATAGCCGCGCAGCTGGTTGCCGCACGCTTGGCAGCTAGCCTTCTCGTTATGCGCCTGATACGGGGTATCGCATGCAATGCAATGGGTATGCAGCCGGCGCAGCTTGCCTTCGTGATGGGGGATCCGGCTGGACATGGTCTCCATCACCAGGTCCTCCTTGCGCACGGCCTTCAACAAGAAGTGACTCAGCTCGTTGCCGTCCAGGGCGGTCAGCCGATCGGCGGCTGCGCGGCTCTCTGGAGTGACGTTGGGCCGAACAAAGTGCAGTTTCACGATGCGGGTCATGATTGCCTCAGATGCCACCACCGGCGCGTTCTGACTGATCGCGATCGTTCCCCTGAACGGCGGCTCGTACGTCTCGTTGCCGGCGGTCTTCACGCCCTTGGTGGCCAGCGTGCCGCCACCGAAGTAGTCCTTCAGCTCGTCCCATTCGAAGTTTTTGGCGTGAGACTTGTCATCGCCGCTCCGATCGGACTCAAGCAGCACCACGGGCATGCCCGATACCTGCCCCATCAATCGGCTGCGGCCAGCTTTTGTGGACTTGGACGGGTCGAAGCCCTCGTACCCGGCCCGCCCCAGCAGCTTCCACAGAAGGTTCAGCAGGGTGGTCTTGCCGGCGCCGGCCTCACCAGTTGCCTCGAGGAACGGGAATGACTGGTAGCGACTGCGGATCTGCTCGGCGAACAGCGAGCCAAACCAGAAGATCAAAGCCACGACGCCTTGGGCCCCAAAGCACTGCCACAGCAGATCGAGCCATTCCTCGCTGTACTGCTTTGGGTCGCGCTCAAGGCGGATGCCGATGCCTTTCTGCAGGGTCTTCAGGCGAAGCTTGCCGAATTCGAAGAACTCCTCCTCGTTGACCTCGATGACCTGGCCATCCTTCACTGCCAGATCCCCAAACACATAGCAGCCGTATTCCTTGCTGTACCCGACGTAGTCGATGGTTTGGACGGTTTTGATCGCGAACAGCTGGTCCTTCATGATCTTGTCCAGCTGCTGGCCGCTGCCGGTGAACACTGCGCCGGCGGCCATGCCGAGAAGACGTTTCTTGAACTCGCTTGCCGCAGCGACCTGGCCCCCGGTGAAGGTGTTTTTCACCGACCCGCCGTCATGGGGGAAGTCCACGCGGAAGAAGTACCAGGACTCGTCCGTGATCTCGTTGCGCTGGAAATACAGGGCTCGCGGGTAGCAGTTGGCGATTTCGACCACGCAGCCGGACATGCGCAGCGCCTTTTCCCGCATGGCCTTTTCGTTCAGCAGTTGCTCTTCGTGGTTGTCGCTCGTTTCGAGCGCCTGCATGGCGTTGTTGAACTTGCTGATGTCCAGCTTCCACCAGTACAGCCGAGAGTCGAAGCCGAAGTGGAACTCCTCGCGCTCGCGCCAGGTGTACATGAGCATGGCTTTCTCTGATGCGCTTTCTGCGATCAGCAGGGCCCCGTGATGACGGGCTTCCTCCAGATCTGCATCAGTCCGCCGGCCGCGAGCGCTCAGGTCTTCAATAAAGCCCCACCGTTGATGAAGATCATTCCAGTCGACCTTTCGGCCGTCGCGCTGGGGGATCTGGGCAGCTTCGCAGGTGAAACCCATCCCTCGAGCCATCGCTACCCATTTGCGGGTGTATCGATGCGCGCCAGGCTCATTGTCCAAGGCCCATACTAGCTTCGGCAGATCGCCAGCGCGTGCGGTGGCCAGCTCCTGCAGGGACTGCTGCGGAAACAGATTTGATGACATGGCCGCTACGGCGTCGATATCTGCATGGATCAAGGACAGCGCGTCGAAGATGCCCTCGACGATCCAGATCTCTTTGGACTCGGCCAGTGATACGCGGGGGTGGCACCACCAATGTCCCTTGGCCCCGCCACCCTTCGTGAAGCGAGCTTTTTTCTTGCCGAATCGGTGGGGTTTGTCGATCAGCCGTTCCCAGTAGGTGCCATTGGGCAGCGGGAAGCGCACGGTGGCGGAGCCGATCTCTAGGTCTGGGTCGAAGAATTGTTCCTGGGTGAAAGTGCCTTGCACCAGGTCAAACCTGAATCCGCGCGCAAACTCCAGGTAGGCCCGCGCTGTGGCGATCGGGTCGCCATTGGTGGACGGGGCCCGCCTGCTCCAGTCGTCGAACAGGTCGCCGTACAGCTCTTTGACGTGCCATTGCTGGCCGCATTTGCTTTCCCGGCCGCACTTGATGAACCAGGGCTTCTCGAAGTTGGAGTACAGCTCTTTCTTGCCGCACGCAGGGCATTGGCCGCCCCGCATGAACTCGGTGCCAGTGCGATGACGCAAGCCGTAGTCGTTTTCCAGTCGGGTCAACACATCTGCCCGGATAGCGTGTTCCATGATTACGCCTGCTCTTTGATGGCCGCTTGAAGCGCGCCGAGTGTCTTTTTCTGAGCCGCCAGAGCGGGGTATGCAGTGAGGATTGCGCCGGCACGAAGCCCATCGGGGATCCGACGGAATTCGTCGGCGTACCACAGTTCCTGGATGCCCAACCGCAAGCGCTCTCGTAGCTCTTTTTGCAGCGCTGTTGCGAGGTTTTGAGGCAGTTCCATACGGACGGAAAGGGCTGTTTTCATGGTGTTATCCCGGATTTCGAGCGCAATTCACCCAAACCCACTGGCAGCGGGTTGGTCAGGTTTTCAGGTCAATAGGGGGAGCGGGGCGGTGATCGACGATCGCGGACGTCGACCAGGTGTTGAAAAATCAGCTCAACGGGAATGGTGAAGGTCTCACCCGTGTTCGGATCCGTGAGCACGGCGAGGGCGCGGGTGCTGTTCTTCAAATCCAAGCAGCGGTTGTTCGCACTGTTGCGAAGGTCGGCGTAGGCCACTCCCGCGAGTTTTTCCGCCAAGTACTCCGGCACTCCCAGTCCGATCTTCAAGTGGGTAACGGTGCGAGTGAACAGCAGTTGATCGTTACCCAGGTATTCGGCCTGGTGGCGTTCCAGGAATGCGAGCGCGGCTTGCTGCATGCTTTCCCGATATTCCAGTGCGTCGCGGTTTACGTCGGTCAGGTTTTTCATCAAGCGATCTCCAGGTCGAGTAGGTCCATCTGTTGCTCATCCCCGGTACGCATCGATTCGCGGCGCAGGGATACAGGCGCCACGGGCAATTGCACAGTTGGGTTGGGCATCCCCGAAGGGCTCATTTCGTGCGTGATCTCGAACTGGCCGCGGTAGGTCGCGCCGCAGGCCTCGTTGATGCACTGCAGGTACGCCGTCCGCAAGAAAATATGCTGACCGACGCTTGTGCGAATGCGCAGCGACCCGCCGCAATGCGGGCACACCAGCTTGTACGTACTCAAATTGTCTCCCCGTCGCAATGTGCGACCTTCGGCCGAGGCCGAGAATTGGCGGCGCTTCATGCGCCTACTACGGTTCCTTTGAGTCCCGACCTGATTAATTCCGGTGCAGGATGATCACAGCGGTAATTTCTTCATGACGTGCAGCAACATGGGCGCGATGAGCTTGGAGGATCCTCTGAATCTCTGCCTCATCGATGACCCCATCCTTCAACGCTTCCGCGATGATCGCGTCAACTGCTCCACGCTTTACTGCCGTATTAACGGCTCGAGCGTAGAGGTCCACGTTGTCCATCTGCTCCGGATCTGCCAGGGGTGCAAACACACCTCCATACAGCCCCGATACGTAGTCGACCAGGTGAGTGGTGCCGGCGTCCTGCTCTAGTAGGCGGATCTGCTCGTCGGTTAGCGGACGGCTGCCGGCACTTTCGTAGGCGTGGTTATCAAACTTTTTCAGGGGAAGTCCCAGGCGGGCAGCAGCGCATTCACGACCGCCCGGGTAAGCGCAGATGACTGCGCTTACGACTTGGCGGCGGGTCTCTAGGACTGTGCGTTTCATGTTCTGGTTTATCCCTGGCAGCGGTGCCGTTAGTTTGATATCACGCCGTCTTTGATCCCGAGCAGCACAGCAGCTCGGTGGGCTTCTCCACGACGACCTTTCTTCCTGCCGTTGAGGAGGTCGCTGACCAAATTATTGTTCAACTCATGTTTCCGGCAGAACTCGGCGATGCTCACGCCTCGACGGTCAAGTTCTGCGCGGGCTTGCTCTAATGTGAGGAGGCTAGGCATAGTGTTTCTCTGTGTTGTTTCGTGTTGCAGGTGCCACCATTATGCCCAAGAATTTGGCTGTGTAAAGGGTAGGCTGCCAAGAATTTGTGTGTCTGGAGTTTCCTTGGAAAAAACATTGGGCGAGCGGCTCCGGGAAGAGCGCGAAAGGCTTTCGCTTAATCAGAACGAAATGGCTGATGCAGGAGGCGTGAAGCGCAACTCCCAGGGTAATTACGAGCGCGGTCGGCAGAACCCTGATACCGCGTACCTGCTCGCAATCGCAGCAGCGGGGGCCGACGTCAACTACATCCTGTTTGGTCAGCGCGATGTCTGCGCCGGCGAGCTTCTTGTGGACGAAGCCAAAATCCTGGAGTTGTATCGCTCGTTGAGCGAGAGTGACAAATTCATGGTCACGCGAATGGCGAGCAGCCTCAATGCCTTCAAGGCGCGTCTCGACGAAGTTGATCAGAAAGCCGGCTAGCGCCAAACCTCTCCCGTTCATCGAAACCCCCAGCGCAGAGCGCTGCGGGGGGCTTCAGCATTCCTGAAAGATGTCGATTCCGTCGTGCATTTTAAGGAGCTATACGCATGCTGGATCAACGCTTGATGGAAAACACTGCAACGGGTCATGTCGAGACTGTCGGTCATTTGAGAAGCCTTTCACCGATGGAGCAACTGTTGCTGGCTAGGTATCGACAGCTGTCGGACCGGGACCAGAGCTACTTGCGAAAGCTTGCCGAGGCGCTTGCGTTGATGGGGGATGACGACACCCGATGAATGTGGCCCCGGCCTAGTCATTCCGGCTGGGGCTTTATCTACGAAACGAATTTCAGCCTTGAGAATTCTCGCTCTACCGCCCGCTGCGCATTCGCTTTCGTTGCGTACAGATGCACGAGCCGTTTCGGCTGCGTCTGGTCCCCTTGGATGACGGTCTTCTGGGCCCCTGCTTTCTCCCTGTAGTACGCCACCACCCCCGTGTATTTCTGCAAGCCCACCGCTAGATCGGCAACATCATCGGTATCCGGAAGTTTGGACTCCAGCTCCAAACTGGTGACGTACGAGTCGCTTGTGAAGCTGTGGCGAACATTGCCGCCAAGCCAAATAAATGCCGAGATCTCCGTTTTGATACCCGAGAGTGTGTACGTCATCTCCGGTATCAGCTCCGGCCGGCCCTTAGCCAACGTGTAGGAGAGCGTTGCGGTACCGCGCTGCAAGCGGCGAAGCTCTGCCCGGGCTGCTGACAAAGCACTGCTGCGATTCGCGTATACGTGCCGCAGATCCTTGTAGTTGTCGCCGGCGCCGGCGACAGCCTCTCTCTTCTCGGCGCTGTTGACCTCGTAGTAATAGGCCCGCACCCCGGAGTAGCTGTCCCGATCGGCCTCCAGGAAGCGGTGCTGATCACCATCCAGCCGCGTCAGGTACACGTGAGGGAGGGCCAGTCCGCTGGCAGTCGATGATTTCCCGATCGGCATGAACAGCATTCGACCAGCCTTTACTGTGGCGATCGCATCGTGCTCGAGGCCGAGTCGTGTCAGTACGTTGGCATCTGACTCGTTGGCCTGGTCGAGGTGGGCGATTTGGATGCTGCTGAGCGCAGCACTGACCATGGGTCCAAGGCCGTAGGCACCTGCAATCGCGCTGACAATCGCCTGAATACTCTGCCCATGCCAGCTGCGCTCCCTCTTTACCTTTAGGCCTTCGCGCAAATCTGCGCTGCGTGCACGGATGCTTAACTGGTCCGGCGCACCGCTATGTTCAGTCTCATCTACGGTATAGGTACCTTTGTCGACCAGGCCTGTGTTGCTCCAGCCTAGCCACAACTGCAGTTTGGCTCCCCGTGGCGGGATGCTCAGCAAACCGTCATGGTCCGATAAATTGACATCCAGTTGGTCAGCCTCAAGCCCTCTGTTGTCGGTGAGCTCGATGCTGATGAGCCGCTGCTCGATCGCTGCAGTGATATCTTGCCCGTCGACCAGCAGGCGGCAGATGGGACGTGGGTATTCCGTCGCGTCACGATAGGAGTCTGCGGCGTTGGTGAGGTAGGAACCAATCTGGTCAAGCATCTGGCCGCTCACAGCAGGCCCCGCAGCAGATTCCCGGCCGAGCTGATAGCGGTACCGAGCAAGTCGACCCGACCATCATCAACGCGCTTGAGTGCGATGGTAAATTCTATCCGGCGGGCGGCACCGTCCTGAAAAAACAGCGTCCTGGTCTCGCTGAGGCTTTCGATGACCCATACACCCAGGATGCGACCTGTGCCCTCGACCAACGGCCAGGCTTTACCCGTATCGGCCATGTAGCGCAGCGTATCCAGGCTTAAGGCTGTGCCTTTGAGTGCCGGCAACAGCACGCCAGGCAGTGTTATGGCATCCTCGCCGCGCCCTAGGAACTGGCGGGCGGGGTTGGTGCCAATTCGCGACGTGGCCGAGTGTCGCCAGTCAGTTTGGCGTTGCAGCTCCTGGTAGACGAGCGTCTCCAAGCTGAAGATGAACATGCCGATGGACATCATCATGGTCGTTAATCCTGGTCCGAAAGGGAGCTGCGGGCGCGTGCTCGCTTGAGGGCATCACGGCGATCAAGTTCTGCCGATACCGCACGCGCAATGGCGCCTGCATCCATGCCAGGAGCAGTTGGAATTGTGATGTGGTTGGTGTCACCGGCGATCTGGATGACTTGTGCCGGACGGGCCGATATCGCGGGCCGGGTGTCGATCGCTATCGCGTTGCCGGCGCCTGCCACACCGACCGCAAATGATCCGGCTTGAGCTAGGCGCTTGCCGATGCCGGCGATCGCCTGCAGAGGGCCACCCTCACTGTTGGTGAGGCCCTGGGTCAAACCGGCCATAGTGAATCCGCCGAGCTGCGCGAAGACCCGCGACGGGCTGTGGATGCCAAGCTTTTCTTTGAACCAGCTGATGGTGTTGTCGCCGACTCTCGATATTGCCAACTGCACCTTGCCCATCCCTGCAGTGATGCCGTTGACCAAACCGTCCAGGATCATCCCGCCGAAGCTGGAGAATTTGCCCGGGAGTTCGACGCCGAAGTAGCTCATCACACCAGCGAATGCCCGTGTGAAAATGCCCAGAGGACTGAAGTTCACTAGGATCCGCAAAATGCCGCCAATGCCGTCGCCGGCATCCTTTTTAAGCTCGTCCCAAAGCCCACCAAAGTAGCTTTTAACCTGATCCCAGTTGGAATAGATCAGGTACGCCGCAGTTGCAATCGCGGTAATCATGGCGCCGATAGGATTGGCCAGCGCAAGCCTGCCTACCCAGAGCAGGGCAGACCCCACCATTGGTAATGCTTTGGTTGCCAGGGTTCTGAGAAAGCCGATCAGCGTGGGCATTCGTATCCCAATCAGTGACAGCGCGGTACGGGCTACCAATATCGGCCCGAGAGCTCCGGCCATCGTCAGTGCTAGCACGCCGAATCCCGCAGATAGCGCGGCGATACCCGCAGCTGCTTTCAGGACGGTCATTACCAAAGCGGGGTTGGCTTTTGCCCAGGTATTGACTGTCTCGACTACGCCGTTGAAGCCGTCGATCAGTTCTATCAATCTCGGCCGAAGAGTTTCCCCAAGTGAGGCTGAAAGGTTGAAGAGGCGGTTCTGGTTCATCTGCCAACGGGAAGACAGCTGGTCAGCCTTTATGGCGCCTTCCCTATTCATTGATCCAGTACCGCTTGCGCTATTCACCAGTTCAAGCTGCTCACGATATTTGCCAATGTTGTTCGCAAGTTTTGCGGCGTCATCCCCGTACTCCTTACCGAACAACTGGGTCATGACCCCTAGTTGGTCGCTTTTGGGCAGTTTGTTCACTGCAGCCAGTACCTTCTGGATGGTCCCCGTAGCATCCTTGGCCATGCCGTCCTGGACCGCCTTCGCCTCTATGCCTACCGCCTTGAGGCCCTCCTGGAAGCGCTTGGGTTGCTGCGTGGCGATCGCCAGTTCTCGGATCATCGCATTGGTGGCAGTAGCAGCGATCTCAGCCGATGACCCCAGTGTGAGAAACGTCGATCCCAAAGCTGCAGCATCCTTGAACGACATATTCACCGATGCTGTGACGCCTGCGGTGCGCTGCAGTACATCGATGATGTCGGCACCCTTGGACAGCGAGTTGTCGTCAAGGTAGTTGATCGCGTCCCCCAACTGGCTGACGTTCTTGATCGGCAGCTTGTAGAGGTCGGCAATGCGCGCCAGGTTCTCGCCAATTTGATCTGCCGGCAGCTCGAATGCCGTCGCGGCCGTGGCAGCAACCCGGGCGAACTCCAGCAGGTCAGCTTTCCCCTTGATCCCCATGCGGGCACCGCCCTCGATCAATGCGGCGATATCGGTGGTGGCCATGGGGATAGTTTCGGACATGCGTTTGATCGCAACGCCCATCTCATAATACGTCTGGGTGAGATGGCCGTTGTCGTCCCGAGCACCGTCAACCTGTTTCGCCACGCCCGCCATGGCATCTTCGAAGCTGGAGTAGTTCTTGATCATGCTCAGGATAGGCATGCCCACGGCCGCACCTGTAGCCGCGCCACTGGCCCCGGCGACTGCGGCGTTACCGGCAAACTCGCGGCCCTTTGCATAGTCGTTCTTGACGCGTGCGACACGGTCCTGTTGAACCTTCAAGGCGCTGAGCTTGCGTTTCTGCTGCTCGAGCACCGTGTTGAGCCGCTCCTGCTCAATGCGGGTCTCGCGGGAACGCCGGCCCAGGTTCTGCGTGCTGACACCAGCACTGTCGAGCCGCTGTCTCAGACCGCCTAGACGTTCCTGGGCGATACGCTGGCGTTCGCTTAGCTTGCCAAGTTGCTCATTGCCTTGGCGGACGCGGTCGTTATGGGTCTTGATAGACGTGGCCGAGCGGTTGAAAGCCTGCTGCGCCGTCTGCAGTTTGATCTGAGCCTTCTCGTATTCACGCATGAACTCAGCAGTTGTGCCTTTGCCCTCGACCAATGCCTTGGACAATTTGTTGTACTGAGTTTTCGAGGCCTTGAGGTTGCCTGTGAGGTTCACATGAGCCGCACGCTGCTGATCAAGCGCTTGAGTCTGCGTGTCAATATTGGCCTTCAAGGCCTTTATGGCGTTGCTCTGCTGACGGATCTCGATGGCTGCCTTGCGGTAGCCGGTAATGTTGCCTTGCTCCAGATTCAGCGCTTTGACCTGGTCGCGTGTGGCCTTAAGAGCGGTAGCGGTCGAGCTGCTGCCGGTCTTGATCCGCTTGAGCGGGGCGGTGACCTTGTCGACTGCTGACAGCAGCACTTCCAGCCGCAGTTTATCCATCGTCATTTGCCCCGCTTCTAACCCTGGCGCGTTCGCGCCATTCCATCAACTCGGTGAGGGACAGCGGATCCATCGCTGCTGGCCCCCAGTGAAAAACCACGGCGATGTCCGCCATGGCGTCGTCTACGCAACGAGGGATGCATCCACCTTCGCCGACTTCGGCAACAAAAAACCTGTCACCGCAGTGGCCATTTGCACCAAGTCCGCTGGATCCATCTGGCCAATCTCATGATCAGTCAGGGCTGGAGCGGTGATGCGTGGCAGCACTTTGCGCAGGGCCAACACATCCATCTGCAGAAGATCGGAGAGGCTGGTACCGCGCAGCTCGCCTGCCATAGGTTTGCGCAGGGTCACCTCGGTGATCTCTACGGTGCCGCGCTTGATCGGCGTGTCCAGGTCAATGACTTCCTGATTGGGATTCTTGGTGACTAAGGTGTCTGTGGTTTCGGTGGTCATGGATATCGCTCACGAATAGGGGGAGCGCCGGATCTGGCCGGCGCAGAAGGGTCAAATACCGAGTGCTTTGCGATGCTCAGCGAGGCGGTCTTCACCATTCACGTTGAAGATGAAGTTCAGCAGATCGATCTCGATCTCGACGTTGTTGTCGATGCTGAGCTTGTAGTAGGTGCAGCTGGTGGTGAACTTGTGCTCGGTATCTTCGCCGGCTTCGGCGTCACCCATGTCGATCTCTTCATGGCGGCCCCGGACGACGACCTCCACCGCCGAAACGACGCCGGAATCGTCTTGCTGCACCGAACCGGCCCATCGCAGCAGGATGCCGCTAGCCGATACCGCGCCGTACTGACGCAGCGCGGTAAGGTCCCAGCCGCCCAGCGTCCATTCCATCTGGATGCCGTCATCGCTATGGCCAAGGTCTACTTTCACAGGACCGTCCATGCCGCCGCCGCGGAATGACTCCAGCTTGCGCCCCAGTTTGGGCAGGGTAACGCTCTTCGACTGGCCGACGTAGCTGTTGCCGTCGTTGAAAAGAACCATGTTCTTGAGTTTCTTAGGTAGGGCCATGTTGGCGTACTCCTACGGCGCGGCCGCAGCCGCGCATGTGAATGGGGATCAGGCAGTAATGCGGCTGGCGAAGTCGACCAGAAAGCGATCGGTGATGCGCTGGCGCAGAGTGAGGTCTTCCAACGGCGGGACTGGGGTGTAGTCGTAGTCCAGGAAGAGCTTGCCGGCCTTGAGGGTGTCCTTATCGTTGGCAGCTTCGTCGTACCAGCACGATGCGCCAATCAGGTACCCGTTCCGCACCAACTCCCGGAACTTAGCGTTGATGCCCTCGATGATGTCCCGCGCCAGACTCGGGTGCAGGGGCTTATCCACCGCCCAGAAATGAGCCTCGGCCATCGTGTCGGCCAGTACCTGTGCGGTTCGGGTATAACTTTCGAAAGCGAACAGCGGGTCGTCACTGCAGGTCCGCGAGCCCCAGAAGCGGAACCCATCACGGCGGATCAGTGTGGTCACGTCGGCAGCATTCAGCAGGCCCGCGTCGGTGGCTGGGTTTTGCAGATCCCAGTACACATCTTTGCTCAGACCTGTTACGCCGTTGACGCCAACGTTAGAGAGCGTCTTGTGCCACCCGGTTTGCTCATCGATCTTGGCGCGAAGGCCCAGGGCCCGTGCAATAGCCGACGCCGGGGCATCTGCGTTGGTGGTGGTATCCCAGCTGACAAAGTCGGGCCAGATGGTCATCAGCTCACGTGCACTGAAGTTCTCGCGGTATGCGATCGCTTCGGAGGCGGTCTCGCACTCCCATGCATTGGCATAGGCGAACCCGCGCAGCTTCTGTGCGATCGCCGCCAGCTCAGTGGCAACTGGCAGTGAATCCAGGCCCGGAACGCCGAGGATCCGCGGGCGCACGCCCAGTTGGGCTTCTGCCGCCAGCAAGGCTTTGAGGCCTGTGTACTGACCACCAGCGGTCACGCCGCCGATGATGTTGCTGGTGGTCGCTGCGGCGTCGGCCCCTTCGGCCACGCGAATTACGACAGTGACAGGGTTGGCCTGGTCTGCGATAGCGTCGAGGGACTTGGCCAGCGTGCCTTTCACACCTGCCTTGCCACTGGCGGTGAGCACGTCGGTCAGCAGCACCGGCTTGTTCAAAGGGAAGGCGGTAACGTCGGCGTCCTCAGCTGTACAGACCATACCGACCACAGCAGTTGCGACGGTACGGATAGGGCGAGTGCCTTCGTTGATCTCGACGACGCGGACGCCGTGATGATAGTCAGTAGCCATTGGGGGTTTTCCTGCGCGTTGGTGGCGATAAAGCACAGGGTGACGCGCGCGCGATGTGGCGGCGAGGAGGGTTGTGTGTAGCAGAGCTATCTACATCGCATGAACAAAAACGCCCCAAAGGTACTGGGGCGTATGGCTTCCGGCGATGAGCCTTTAACTTAGATAGGTAGCTCGGGCCATTCGGGCTTAGCTGTAGTGAGATCGATCGCCTTCAATTGCCTGCAGTAGGCCTGCCACGCTTTTGCCTGCTGAGTCTCCTCATCATCCGCATCCCCGAGCTGCAACGAGAGCAGTAGAGGTGTCATTGCCTGGGAAGCCTGAGCATATAGCTGAGCGTAAACACCGGAGTTTGTGGCAAGAATTTCTTGAGGTGTAGGTAGGGGGGTAGCCGGTACCGGCGGCGGCAAAAATTCGCCATCGGTGTAGCTGCCTCCGATCATCGCATCGTCCGGAGCCTGCACCACAATTGCTCCTTCGGGGGCAACCCATTGGCCATCGCCGTTCCACACAATGATGTTGGTGATCTTGCCAGTGCTGGCGTTTGTTACGGCGTAGTTTGTCATGCTTACCACTCCAGAATAATTAGTCCCTGCGAGCCAGCGCCGCCGGCGCCTCCATTGAAAGGTCCTCCGGTATTGGTCGAGTAATGGCCTCCACCGCCGCCACCGCCGCTTCCGTATCCAAACGAATCGCTACCCGCGACCCCATGGGCGGTGCTCGGTCGACCACAGCCACCGCCACCTCCGAACGGACTGGACGCACCCATTCCCCCCGACCCCGACGCAGTGACCTGTCCTGCATCGTTTCCGTAGCTCCCCGCCGGGTAACCTGTGCCAGCACCGCCGCCTCCTGAATACGTCGACGACACGGGCACAGACCCATAGCCACCGCCGCCGCCCGTGAGTTCTAACAAGCCGGACGTTGCTCCCAGGATCATTGAGTTACCACCGGAGCCGCCGTTGCCGCCACCTGCTACGGACATCGTCCCACCGATCCCCCCAGCACCTAGGGTGATCGTCAGATTGGCCCCGGCGACCACGGGAATCGGTACGCGCAGGATCGACTGGCCTGCGCCGCCGCCGCCGCCACCGCCACCATAGAAGGTGTTATCACCACCTGCGCCGCCCCCACCACCTCCACCACCAGCGCAACCACTTGCCCAGATAGTCGTCACGCCTGCAGGCACAGTGAAGGTACCGCTAGACGTATAGCGTTGAATACCCTTGAGTTTACGAAGGGATTGCTTGACCCGTAGCGGGGTCATCAGGTGCAAGTTGTTTTCGCCCGCACTCGCTTCTTGCTCGGTAGCTAGGAGATCCAGGAATCGCTGGTCCACGTAGGAACGGGTAGCCAATACAACCGACGGATCGATCTTGAGCTCGACATTCGAGGTGTTCGAAACGATCAAATTGACCCGAACAACTTGGGTACGCCCGGATCCCTGAGTGAGCAGGGGTTTGAATGAAGGCGCGCAGTTCGCAACAGCGACAAGATCGTTGCCCTCGTCGTATAGACCAATCTCCCGAATCCAGAATCCACCTACTTCTGCAGGGATCACTTGCTCAGCGATGATTATTGATGCGTTCGAGGGGTCTACTTTGAGTTGATTAAGAGGCGCGCGCCGCCGCTCGTTGATCAAGCCCTTCTGTGCAGACGAAGGCACTGGATCATTGCCATTTGCGTCACCGACGCCCATCTGCGTGATTTTCCAAGGGATACCCAGAGCGTTTGCGTTGGCCTGCTTGGCCGCGCCGATATCGGTCAATGTTGCAAAGAATTGTGAGTTCTGATCGATCATGAATATACGTCCAGGCTGTCGATGGTGTGTTCACGTCCACCGCGGCCTATGACGCCCGACACTACAATGTCGTGCTGCACTGGCGGGTACACGTCGATTTCGTCGCCTTCTGAGATGGAGGCGCCGATGAAATAGGGGCCTTGGGTGGCAAGGCTTATCGCCAAGCCAGTGAGCTGCCTGCTTACGGGCTTGGCGTCATCGATCAGCCAGGAGAGCTCCTGGTACATCTCTTCGGTAATGCCCGTGTCGAGCACCCCAACCTTCAAAGCAAATGTGCCGGGGGTACCTTCAGGAACTGTTTGCCACCACTCGACTACCTCGATCAGGTAGCCCAGTGGCTCAACCACCCGCCTCAGTGCCCCGATCGTCCCTTTGTGCGAATGAACGAAGTGAGAAGATTTGATGACTTGGCGCTTGGTTGCCTCCGACCATGATGAATTCCAGCGGTCGACGGAGAATGCCCAGGCTAAATAGGGGAGCAGCTCGATAGGGCACAGATCAGGGTTGATGAGGGTGCGAATTGGCACTGGCACGCGCTCGATCTGAGCCGCAGCCTCGGCCGCAAGTCGCTCGAGCTCTATGGCGTTGGGGGGCAACAGTGCTGTCATGCGGATGTACCTGGTGTAAGCGTATAACCAGTGCAATAGGCGGCTTGGGATGCTGTCGGCGCTAGGTCGACCCAACCTTCCAGCACTACTTTCCTCATACCCTCAACGTGAAGCGCGGCATGCACTGCCGATTCGGATACTTCAACGCCCAGCCGGCGACGCTGTCTGATGAATGCTTTTAGGCTGGTTTCTGCCGCAGCCAGAATGGGGTCAGCTTCAGGGCCAGAGCTGGCGGGGTAGAGGATTGCATTGATTGCGTAAGGCAAGATTGTTGCCGCTTGGACGGTGAGCCGATCGGCGACAGGCCGGCGGTCGTCGTCACTCAGATACGTTGACACGATATCCAGAACAGATTGGTCCAGGCTGCCGTCACCCAGCAGTCCCTGCACAGTGACGACGACTACTGCCGGAGACGGGCTATCTGCGGTCGCATCCGCTACGCGACCATCAGCGCTGCGTGCATGCAGGATGTAGCTGTTACGCGGGCCAGCGGTCGAGAGTCCTTCCCAGGCCATCTGCGCTCGTTCCCGCAAGCTATCGTCAGACTCCATAACTGCAACGATAGGAGGCACAGCCGCGGGATCCGCCGGCGTAACGGTCAGCCTGGAGACATTCACATTACCGGCAAGCTGCTCGAGGTCAGTTCCCCGCGCTTTGGCCAACATCATGGCCAGGGACGCTTCATTCACCCGCTGACGCCAAAGGGTCTCACGATATGCGTTCTCCTGCAGGAGCTTTGTAAGCGGCTCGGACTCCAGCGCCAAGGTGGCTGCCACTTTGGCTCGCTGCACCGCTGGCCAGAGGCTAACGGCGTATGCCTTGCGCTCGGCCAAGATCGTTTCGTAGTCGATTTGCTCGACCACGGCTGGATCTGGCAACTGAGCTAGATCGATGGGCGTGAAAGTATTCATGCAGTGGCTCCCAGTGCCAGCGGCACTCTCAAACTAAGGGGCTCATTGCCGTCGACGCGGCTGCCCTCGATGTCCAGGTAAGCCTGACCAGGGCGTTCGCCCAGGTTCAGCTGGATCCGACTGAGGCGGATCCGTGGTTCCCATCGCATGACAGCCATGGCAGTGGCGGCATATGCCAGAAGGCGCGTGCTGTCGTTAAGCGGCCAGTCGATGAGGTCCGCAATTTGACTGCCATATTCGCGACGCATGACACGGGTGCCGATCGGGGTGGTGAGAATGTCGGCGATGGACTGAATGAGGTGCTCGTCGTCCGTGATGGTACGACCGGTTGTGGCGTTCATACCGATCATGGGATAGGCCCATCTGAGGTGCCGTTGCCGCTTTGTACGCCGGACGTTCGGTGCTTGGTGAGGCTGATTGCCATTGGACCCGCGACCACGTCTTCGGTGGCGGTGATCAGCCCGTCCACATCCAGGTCACCGATCAGCCGCATGCCACCGGGTACGGTGGCCACAATTTTCCCGCCGGCTGGCAGCGTGGCAGTGAGGGTGTGGTTAGCGGTGTCGTAGTCGATAACTGCGCCATCACGGTAGCGGCGCCGATGACGGGTACCGCTGGTGTCAGGAGCAGGAAACTGGTCGCTGTACAGACCGAAGATCACGAATCCGGTCGCCGGATTACCAGAGGGCGAGAGGATCAGGCACTGCTCACCAACGCTAGGCGGATCCCACTCACTGTCCTCGCCGGCACGCAGGGCGAAGAACGGCAGCCAGTCAGTGAGCAGGCCCCCCGTTTTCACGCGGCAACGTGGCCGCTCCAGATCGATTTCGGCGATGGTGCCGCCGCGGATCAGGTTTTCAAGGCGTCGGAGGATGTCGGTGAGTTGGTTCATGCATCGAGCGTGACGCTTGCGCGTGCGGGTTGCACCAAATCTAAACTGTAAACAGGTCCGTTACATCTGCTACAGAAGCCTGCCTATTCCATGCTATAAGCCAAATTAACAAACGTTGGATAGAGCTTCATTCGCTCAAACTCGTTCGCAAACTCCATGATCGCTGTGGTGACGTATTGCAGTTCCTCATCAGTTGACCTCCGCGCAGTTTCTTGCGCGTTATTTCGACCGTTCCTATACAGACCTATATAAGTTTCGAAGATTGCATGCACGGAACGACTGACCGAACCAAAATATAGGTACCTCGCAGGGTATCTATCCATGAGATCAGCAATAGCACCCGCATAGCTGCCCGAAAACGAGGTAGAGTATATATCTGGGGCCTCAATTTTAAGGAAGACTAGGTATGCTGCCCAGAAGAAATGAAAAGGCTGATTTGATAACCCGCTCTGGACCGCCTCTAGATGGCAGATGATTTTATCCAAGTCTCGAAGACTTGGCTTAAAGGTATTGGCAAGGGACAGTATGACAAGCTGTGATTCAGTGATCTCGATGTCGGCAGCCAGCTCCGTATCTGGGTGGGGCATGCTGTTTGGTAAATTATAAGCGTGTGATGGTCTACCCAGCCTAGTGTATCGCTTGCGCAATCCTAAGGAGACCATGTTATCACGTTCAAAATGTATACATTTAGCTTTGATCCACGATGTGAAATCTATGTTGGATAGGCTGTATTCTCTGTCGAAGAATCTTCTAAGATATTTTCCTGAGTCAAAGCCATTACCGTATACAGCGCGGACTGCCTCGCCAAGCTGGGAAGTATCGGTGGCTATGATGAAGCGGCAACTGTCGACGTCGAATAGATGCTTAATACGCTCGAGGAGTTCAATAGCAAATGTCGGCCTGCACCTGTCGAGTTCGTCAATGTAGATATACGCTACCTTCACGCTTCCGCCTGTAGCGCATTTTTCTGCTGCCTGCCTCAGAAGCTTGTTGAGTACGTGCTTAAAATCCTTGACGGTTGCGAGCGTTTCTTTATTGGATTTTATGAGTTCCTCGACGGCCTTTTCCGCAGCATCGCCCAACTGGTCGTTATCAATGATATCAGCGATTATGCTGAGCTCAATACCTGTGAATTTCTTGAGGATCCCTTTTGCTAGAGCAGGCGTCGCGGCTACTAAGGTTTTTGAAGCCTTTTTAGTGAAATCCTTAAGCACATGTTCTGCGTCGCTTTGAAATCCTATAATGTCTTCGAGTTGATCGCGAATCGTCGACACTAGTGATACAAACGCATCTCCTGAATAATCGGCCTCCCATGCATTAAAATAGATACAGGCTCTGCCTTGGCGGAACTCTTGCTGACTCCAATTCCGCAAGAAAAAAGTCTTACCGGTGCCCCAAGGGGCATTAATGTTCAAAACCTTCACCCTAGTATCACCGTCCAGATACGAGGTCAAAAAGTTAGCGATGCCCTTGCGTTCCATGTGATCATTTGCCCATGGCTCACCAGATAGTTCGATCATTTTCGCTTCCGTTGCTTAGGGGATATGAGTGGATTATCAGGTGGGCAGCGGGAACAGGCAATGGGACAGGATGATGTGTTAGCTTTTTAGATGTTGCATCAACAAGTCACTGACGTTCTTGGCATCCTGCAGGGCGAATCCCAACAATTCCCTAGGGGCATAACGAACATCGGGCTGCCCTCGGGCTGGCCGATCCTTCATACCGTAATGATGAACCCGTGCTATGCGGGATACACGGCCTATAAACTCGACGGCGGCGCCGGCATTGGTGGACTGGACACGCATATAGCGTGCGGTACGCAGCTTGGTGAACATCTGAGCTTTGATACGCCCCTGCTTCTCACGCAGCACCTTGAGCTTGCGAGGCGCGAAGGGGGTGCCGTCAGGCGATCGCTGGGTTGCGATGCGCTTCTGCTGGCTTCTGCGCAAGTCGCGCGCCACGTTGCCCATCAACTTGCGGCGCTCGCCCGCATCAAGTTTGGCCAGCAGGGCGCCGGCCCACTCTTCGAGCGCCTGCAGGTCGCGGCTCAAGTCGCTCCCCACTGTACGAGATGCTCGCCTTTCAGGTAGAGCGCGAGGGTATCAAGGGGGAACAGATCCTCGTCTACCTCAGGCTCGGCAGGGTGATCGACCGAGAGGGCGCCGGTCTCCATGGCTTTCACGATGACTCGTTCGGTCAGCGGAAGCTTGATCGATAGGTCGACCTTGCTGTTGTCCAGGATGTCCGCTTCGAACTTGATGGCATCCTTCCCGCGGTCGAGGTTCTCCATCAACTCGCGCTGGTTGACCTTCACCCACGCCAGCAGTGGAATGGCGACGGCATCGGGGTGGCCGGCGTAATCCGTGAGAATGATGTTAAGGGTGTAGGAGTACTCGAATGACAGTCCTTCTGCAGCAGTGCTGCGCATCGTCCCGTTGTCGATGAAGATAAGTAGGCGATCGGGATCGTGTTGGAGCTCGGCCACCAGTCGCAGCAGGTGCTCTCGAAGCGATGCGGGCTTGTTCATGGTTTGGCCGCCTCGTTCAACTGGTACCGGTAAACGGTGTCGATCTGCGCGGCGCAATCTGCCCACGCTGCTTCGATCTGGTCCTGGTCGTTGAGCAGTTCGCCGTTAAGGCGTGGCGCCGTCGCCGGCAGCGTGCACGGCACCACGGCCGGACATCCAGTCGCGATAACCAGCGGCGCCGATGATGGCGGGGCGCTCGCGCAGCCCACGAGCAACGTCAGGCAGCAACTGCTGAGCCCAATCGCGAAGGTCTTTGTTCTCACGGGTCAGTTCCTCGATTGTTTTCTGGCGGCGGGCCAGGCCGGTGCGTAGTTCGTCCTGGAGCTTACGCAGCCCGACCTGGGCCGCGCGCTCGTCGTCCAGGGTAGATCTGAGCATGACCGCCCGGGCGGTGCTCAGATCCGCCTCAGTGGTGGCCGTGTCAGCGCGCTGCTGAGCCAGCTCAGTGTTCTTGTCCGCGGCTGCGATGCGTTGGCTCTGGGCCCAGAGCAAGAGTGCCAGCGCCCCGAGTAGGGCGAGCCCGTAAAGCACTTGGCGTACGGTGCTCATGCCCGGTACCAGCCGGCGGCGTTCATCGCCGCTTTATCCACATGGCGGATCTCGCCAATGAACACGATGGCTTTGATACCCGGTGTGGCCACTGCCAGCGCTTCAGCGAATGCCCTGGCCACCTCCGGCATGGTCCCGGCCGGGAGCTGGAACACATCCCCATGGGCGGGGTTGAGTTTGCGAACGTGGTCGATATCGATCATGCCGCCTCCAAGGTGGCGCCGGCGGCCGCGTGACGGTCGTACGCGCGCTCGAGCTTGGTGTCGTACAGGTTCCGCAGGTAGTCCGGCCCGTTATAGCCCTTGGCGAACACAGGCCATTTCCGGGCCTTCAATGCCTTGTGCAGCACCGGATCCGCTTCAATGAAGCGGACGAACGCCTCGAACTGCTCGTTTTCGCACTGGGCCATCCGCTGTGTAAAGTCTTGGACGCTGGCGTAACCCAGGCGCATGGCGTGGTAGCCCATGATCTGGAAGGCTCCCCAGCTGGCTGACTCCAGAGCACACGTGTCATCGATGAGGCGGGCATTGGCCAGGCGCTGGTGCTCGGCGGTCCCGCCAACGTAACCACCTGGCTTCGGATTAACGAGACTGGGCTGGGCGATGGCCAGAGCTGCAGCACGCTGCTGCAGCGTGGCCACATCGTCGCCCGGGTGACGAGGCTCCGCCAGGCGGCGATACATGATGTGCCGCTCGTACAGGATCTTGGGCTTGCCGTTATCCAAAAAGCCTGAGCCCTGGCTTTCCACTTCGTTGACTGCGAGGACCGTGGCCAGGTCTACGCCCAGGCGGGCCGCTGCAGCAACAAGCGTTGCGTTGCGCAGTAGCGACGAGCAGCTGTCACCGACGAGTGCGGCCTGCGTCTTGGTGCCGGCGATTCCATCAGCCACGAGGCCGACCTGCGCCTGGAATACTCGCACCGCGGCTTCAGTGACGTCGCCGTATTGCCCATCCACCGAAAGGTTCCCGCCGGCCTGGTTGAGCCGGTGCTGCAGCTGCTTTACGGCCAGATTGCGGTCGCCGTGTCGAAGTGCGCTCATACCTGTTCCGCCTTGCGCTTGAAGAATTGGTTGGCCATGGCCCGTGTACCCTCAACGCCGAGGAGTCCGATGACGCCGCCGAAGAAGGGGCCTGTTGAGAGCGGGATCCCGATCAGCGAAAGACCGTTGCTCGCCGCAACAGCTAGTAGCCCGCATAGCGGCGCTTCAAGCAGCACCCGTCGCCAGCGGCCTCCGCCATACATGATTCGCAGTGTTGCGATCAGCGCCGCGAGGAACCCGGCGTATATCGCCGGCCAGTTGTGTTCGAGCCAGGTCGCGAACCAGGCCCAGGTATCCGGTTTGTCAGGCATTTTCGTCATTCCGATATCCGGTGGTGATTGGGGTCCGGTCCTTGGCCTGGGTGTGGTCGAGGCGAATCAGTCCCATAGATTCACCATTTGGGTTTGCTCTGCCTGGGGCGCGACCTCGGGCAAGGTCACCAGCGTGCCGTGAGGCAAGACGGGCCCCAGATCTGCCAGCCCAGGGTTGGCCTCAAGCACGGCTTCCGTTACGCCGGCGGTGCGGCCGTAAATACGCCAACAGATCAAGTCCACGGTGTCGCCCTGCTGGGCCAAGGTAGTGGCCATCAGATGAGGTCGATCGTTGAATGCCCAATGCCCAGCAGGTTGCGGATCGCAAACCGGGCATCGCGGCGGAATTCATCTACGGACGGAGTCAGTTCGTCCGCGTTCTTGCTGCCTTCTGCGGTGCTGTCGTAGCTGCGGTACCGCTCGGCAAGCTCGGCGCCGGCGGTGCAGTAGATCGCCCGCTTGTACTGCCAGACCCACTTGCTCTGGCCCTGCACTTGCGGGGCAGGCACGTCGGCCAGGGTGATATGGCCGCTCACCAGGTGCGAAGCCTTCAGTTGCTCCAACTCGGCATTGACCTCGATCAACGCATTGACGGTGGCCACTTCGAGCCGGACGTCCGAAACGCTGCCGTCCATACGAATGGCTGCGCGCAAGTTGTTACCGTCGATATCGGGCCAGAAATCGTCGTTGGTGATGGGAAACGGCTTGGTAGGGCTGCCGTTGGCAAGGAATCCGCTCATATGTCACACCAAAGTCGGCGGTGACCGGGGCGTCACAGCAAGGAAAGGAGAAACCTGCTGATCAGCTCCGGGCCGCCGGGGTTGCGGGGTACGCTCTGTCAGCTCCCAATAGGGGGAGCAATCTTTTTGAGGAGGCGCTCGGCGCCATCCAGATCTTTCTTGCCGCCGCAGCTGTTGTTCAGCTCGATGGCGCGTTTGAGCAGCTCGATGCCGGCGCTAACCTGCCCGGGTTGGCCCGGTTGTTCAGCGGTTAGGCCCGTAACTGTGGCCCGGCCGGTGGCCAGGTACAGCTTGGCGCGTGCCTCATCGGGCATGTCCTGTTCTGCGGTCAATTCCATGGTGCGATGCAAGGTGGCTAGGTCGAAATCGCCATTGGTTTTCTGAGCTTTGAGCGCCGCTTCCGCGACCTCTTCAGCGATCAGGCAGCCCGTGGTGCGTTCGAAGCGATCGGGCATCAGCAGGCTGTGCTGCAACACATACGCTGCGATGTCGAGCGCGCCGGCGTAGTCCGCCGCATCGATCCGCCAGATCATGATGGTGGTGAGTACTTCGTCCTGGGCGCCGTTGCCGCCCTCGAGCACACCCTGGACATACGGCTCGTACGCGGGGAGAAGCTGAAGCTTCAGCGCACACTTGCCTTCGGTGGACTGGATCTGCTTGAGCCGTAGGCGGTCCTGCAGCAGCTGGGCCAGCTGCAGTTCATAGGCCGTCCCTCCCGCCATCGTGAGAGCCGGTGGAGTGGCAGCGGCCTCCACCGCCGCGAGCACGCGGCGCTGGTGACGTTGAGCGAGAGAGAGGCCCATGGTTACGCCGCCTCTTCGATGTTTTCGACCAGGGCGCCCAAACCGAAGTCTTCCACGACGTACGCTTCGTTCGAGGACTGGTAATCGGCGATGCGATCGCGTTCCGGTTCTTCCTTGGTCATGCGACGACGCGCGCCGATCTGGAAGTAGATGGACAGGTTCTTCAGGGTGGTGATGAACACGCCACCATCAATGAAGAATGGGGCGTCGACCACCGGCAGACCGCCCAGGGTGCCGTTCGCGATGATGCGGGCTGCGGCCAGCTCGTTTTCGTTGTCCGCAGCGCCTTCGATGTTGGCGAGGAACTTGGAGTGCAGCAGGTTCCGATCGACCAGGACCACGAGATCTGGGCGCTTGCGATGCCATGGATCCAGCAGCTGGATGGCGTCGTAGACCAGGCCGTCCAGAGTCTTGTAATCACCGGTTGGGCCGATGGTGATTTTGCCAGCCACCTTGCCGCTGCTCAGGACACGTGCCGGGGCCTTCGTGCGGTACTTCTCCAGCCAGCCGATATTCACATCTTCCAGCAGCGGATTGTTCACCCGATCAGTGTCAGCCGCGACCGACTTGCCATTGAAGCCAATCATGATGCGATCCAGGGCCTGTTGTCCGACGATCGCATTGGACAGTCGCGCCTGGAAGTCTTTGAACTTGGCCCAGGCATCCAGCAGTTGGTACTTCACGTAGGTGTCGAAATCGGTCTTTTTGCAGCTGTAGGTATCGCTCTTGAGCGAACTGACGCTGCGCGGATCGCGCGCCTTGTTGGAGGTGTCGGTACGGCCGGCGATAGTGGAGCCAACGCTCAGCAGGATGGCCTCACCTTCCTGCTCGTCGACGCCAATGATGTTGATCTGCTGCAGGAAGGCGCTCGATTCCTGGATAGCGGTTTCCAGCGTTTGCTGGACGGTCGGGGTGACGGTGAATTTCTCGGCGGCGGAGCCTACGGCGTTCAGTGCTGCGACCTGCTTGGTGAAGCCGTTGAAGGCAATTCGAGTTTCGTTACGCATGGTGTTCTCCGGGTAAGGCGATAGGGGGCGGTCGCGGGATCAGTACGCTGTCAGCACGGCACCATCGCCGCCGGTAACGGGCGGGCGCTGGGTTTGGCTGTGATCGACGGTAGTACCGAGGCGCTCGAGCAGTTCTGCGAAGTCGGTGCTCAACTTGTCCTGCTTTTCCTGCAGGGTCCTGAAGGAGGTGGCCTGAGTAGATGCCGCCTCGGCTTGCTCGGCTGCGTGGGTGGCCAGCGCCTCGACCGCTTCGTTCAGCTCGGTGAAGTTCGCATCGTCCTTCGAAGCCTTGGTCTTGCTGCGACCGAGCAGATCGTTGACGCGAGCGAACAGACCTTCCAGTTTGCTCGGGTTGTCGTCGACCTCTTCGAAGTCCAGCTCTACCTCAACCGAAGCGGTGAACATGTTGTCCGGATGCTGCTTGCGGGATTTGTAGGGGTTGGCGTCGGGGTTCTGCGCGGCAAAGGACAGCACGTCGGTACCGAGGCTGGCAGGGCTGTCGGTGACCCCCAAGCCCACCAGGTACGCTTTGCCGCTGTCTGCGAATTTCTCGGAGACCTCGATGCTGGTGTAGATCTTCTGTTTGGCCTTGTTGAGGTTGATCAGATCGGGGGTGGGCTCGATCTGGGCAAACAGCGCCAGACGCTTTTCGCCGCCGACGTCGACCTCTTCCGCTTTCACCGCCACGACATCGCCGTAAGCACGGAAAGGGCTGTCGGCCACGGTGCTACGGATGTGCTCCATCCAAATCCGGGCACCGTAGACGGTGGGGTTGTAGCTGGCAGCCATTTCCTGAATCCAGGAGGCTTCGATCTTCCGGCCATCGGAAGTTGCGCCGGCAGTGGCGACGCGAAACCACTTGGAGCGGAATTTCTTTTTCATTCGAGATGTCCTCAATGCGTGGGGCGGCGTTCTGCCGTTGCGTTGAGGTGCATCGTCGATTCTGCATGCTATTGCAGCAATCGGGCGCGGTTGTACCCGTTTCCCCTACATCCGGCACGACTACGTGTCTACGCGCGCGCGGCGTCAGCATCGCCGCCATGACTACGACTGAACTCACTCCCGTCCGAGATAACCGCCGCCAGGCCAAGTTCCATTACTGGACGGGCATGCGGATCTCCGCGATCGCCGAAATGCTCGGTGAGAACGAAAAGACCGTGCATGCCTGGAAAACCCGGGATGAGTGGGATCGGGCCGACAACGTCGAACGGATCGGCGGTGCGCTGGAGGCGAGGCTGGTGCAGCTGATCCTCAAGGAAGGCAAAACGGGCGGTGACTTCAAAGAGCTCGATCTGCTGCACCGGCAGCTCGAGCGCCAGGCGCGCATCGAGCGCTTCAAAACAGGCGGCACCGAAGCTGAGCTCAACCCGAACCTGGCCAAGCGCAACGAGGGGCCGAAGAAGAAGGCGGCGCGCAACGAGTTCGATGAACAGCAGATCGAGCTGCTCACCGAGGCCTTCACCGATGGTTGCTTCGGTTATCAGCTGGACTGGTACCGGGCCGGCAACCAGCGCACCCGGGCGATCCTCAAAAGCAGGCAGATCGGCGCGACCTACTATTTTGCGCGGGAGGCGCTGATCGATGCGCTGGTCACCGGCCGCAACCAGATCTTCCTGTCGGCATCGAAGAACCAGGCCCACATCTTCAAGGCTTACATCCAGGGTTTTGCCCGCGAGGTTTGCGGCGTCGAGTTGACTGGCGACCCGATCATCCTGGGCAACGGCGCCGAGCTGCATTTCCTTGGTACCAACGCCCGAACCGCTCAGGGTTATCACGGTAATTTCTACTTCGACGAATTCTTCTGGACGTTCAAGTTCAACGAGCTGAACAAGGTCGCCAGCGGCATGGCGATGCAGAAGCAGTACCGGCGCACGTACTTCTCTACGCCCTCGAGCATGGCCCACGAGGCCTATACGTTCTGGACCGGTGAACGCTTCAACAAAGGCAAGCCCGCGGCGCAGCGCCTCAAACTGGATGTCTCCCACGATTCACTGCAGCAGGGACGCCTGTGCGAGGACAGGATCTGGCGGCAGATCGTGACGATCCTGGACGCGGAGCAGCGTGGGTGCGATCTGTTCGACCTTGAGGAGCTACGGCTGGAGTACAACGCCGACGCCTTCGCAAACTTGCTCATGTGCCAATTTGTCGACGACGGGGCGAGCATCTTTCCGCTCAACGTGCTGCAGCCCTGCATGGTCGACAGCTGGATCGAATGGTCCGAGGACTACAAGCCTTTCGCCGCCAGGCCGTTCGCCGATCGGCAGGTGTGGGTCGGCTACGACCCGGCAGAGACTGGGGACAGCTCCGGCCTGGTGGTCGTTGCGCCGCCACTGGTACCCGGGGGGAAGTTCCGAGTGCTCGAGCGTCACCAGTTCAGGGGCATGGACTTTGCCGCCCAGGCTGAGTCGATTCGACAGATCACCAAACGCTACTGGGTGACATACATCGGCATCGATGTCACCGGCATGGGCTCTGGCGTGGCGCAGCTGGTGCGCCAGTTCTTCCCCAACCTCACCACCTTCAGCTACTCGCCCGAGGTGAAAACCCGGCTGGTGCTGAAAGCCTACGACGTTATTCACAAGGGGCGCCTGGAGTTCGATGCCGGCTGGATCGACATGGCCCAGTCCCTGATGGCTATCCGCAAGACAGTCACCGCCAGCGGTCGGCAGTTCACTTACACCGCCGGCCGCACCGATGAGACCGGCCACGCCGACTTGGCCTGGGCCCTTTTCCACGCACTGCAGAACGAACCGCTTGAGGGGCAGACCGCCGCCAACACCGGGTTCATGGAGATCTATTGATGAGCGACAGCCCAGGAAACACCACAGAGCTATCAGTGCCGGCGCCGGCCGGGCGCATGGAGGCGTTCACCTTCGGTGATCCGACCCCTGTTCTCGATGAGCGCGGCATCCTGGACTATCTGGAGTGCTGGTCCAACGGCCGCTGGTACGAGCCCCCGATATCCTTCGATGGATTAGCGAAATCGTCCAAGGCCAGCGTGTTCTTGCAGTCGGGGCTCAACTTCAAGCGCAACATGCTGGCCCGCACTTTCATTCCCCACCGGCTGCTGTCCAGGCAAACCTTCGAGCAGTTCACCCTGGATTGGCTCTGGCTGGGGAACTGCTACCTGGAGAAGCAGAACAACATGCTCCGCAACACGCTCGGCCTAAAACCGGCGCTGGGCAAATACATGCGCCGCGGCGCTGACCTGGAGAGCTACTACCAGGTGCGCAGTTGGCGCGACGAGCATGCCTTCCTGAAAGGATCGATCTGCCACATCCGCGAGGCGGATATCGATCAGGAGATCTACGGCCTGCCCGAGTGGCTGCCGGCGCTGCAGAGCGCGTTGCTGAACGAGTCCGCCACGTTGTTCCGACGCAAGTACTACAACAACGGCAGTCACGCCGGTTTCATCATGTATATGACCGATGCCGCCCAGAACGAGAACGATGTCGACGCGCTGCGCACCGCTTTGAAGTCAGCGAAAGGCCCGGGCAACTTCCGGAATTTGTTCATGTACGCCCCAAATGGGAAGAAGGACGGTATTCAGCTGATCCCCGTCAGTGAAGTTGCTGCGAAGGACGAATTCACCTCGATCAAGAACATCAGCCGCGACGACATGCTCGCGGCGCTGCGAATCCCTCCGCAGCTGATGGGCATCGTGCCGCAGAACGCTGGTGGCTTCGGATCGATCAAGGAAGCGGCGCAGATCTGGGCCATGAACGAGCTGGAGCCTATCCAGTCGCGCCTGCGCCAGGTGAATGATTGGCTGGGCGAGGAGGTGATCCGATTCACTCCCATCGAAGCAGCGAGCCTTGAATAACAGCAACTTCCATAACTTTTCCGGCTGACTTACCGCTGGGTTACCGCTTGGGTAATTGCACGTTAGGCCTCTTTCAACCACGCCTCTGGAGGCGCTATGTACTTAACCGAGTTAACTGAAAAAAACTTAGGCAGGGTCAAGATACTGGTCAAAGCCAATCAGGGTCAGGTCACCATCTCGGACGGTGGTCCGGACGATTGGCTGGTGGTAGATACCATCACCGAGGATGGCGGTGACTGGTACGACCTGGGCAAATCACTGGTCCAGATCCAAGCCCACGATGGTGCTGAATTTAAGGTGACGAAATGACCTTCAAAATTGGCGCCTCGAGCAGTGACGGTGGGTCGATACCCAAGAAGACCCTCGCCGAATTGACCACCACCTACCTCGCCCGCGATAACTTCCCAGGGAAAGCGTTCTGCATTGACGCAACGGTGAATGCCTACATCGAGAGCTTCCCAACCCAGTGGAGGAAGCAAGACGGTACGGTAGTCAGTACGGACCCAGCGCTGGCCACCAGCGTCCAGCTATCTCAAAAGGCGGTGATGGTCGCCGCCGGCGGCACCCGTCAACTGACAGCACAGGTTCTACCCGCTGATGCGAGCCAGCTGGTGAGCTGGAAGTCCAGCAACCCTGCACTGATCTCTGTGTCGATGTCTGGCCAGATCAAGGGTGAGGCAGCCGTTCTGGGCGACTCAGTGACCATTGAGGTCACTACTGCCAACGGCAAGAAGAACAGCACCATCGTCAGTATTGGCGCGTCGACCGGCGTCCGTCGCCTGGTCAGTTCGGCCAACCGCTACATGAACCGCCCCACCCGTCCCAGCGATCTGGCAAACGGTGCTCCACTGCTGGACGTAGCAACAGAACTGGTCAGCCGAGTTCCACACCGCATAGGTAGCGCCGACGTCAATGGGCTATGCCTGCGGGTGTCGAACGACTACGTGTGGACGACTGGTGTCGAAGGTCCTGCGAACAATCTCACCATCAAGCACACTTCCTTCGAGATCCCGGGTATCGGCAGCCGCCAAGTGTTGTGGGATGGAAGTGAAGGTGTGGTCCTGCAGACGAAGGATCGCAAGCACAGCGTGGTTGTCATCCGGCCTGGCGATTTCGGGTTGGAGCGATTCGAGGTGGGTACTCTGTTCTATGTCCGCGGGCATGCGGCTGTTCCTGCAGGTGGGTTCTACCCTACGGTCGAGACTTGGGGCATTGGAAGTTTCCAGTGCGCGGCCTTCGACCCTACTAAAAACGCCTGCACTAACATTGGCGGCACTGGGGCGCTGACATTCACCAACGCCCAGACGGTTGGCGTCTACCAACCATGGACGCCAGTGGTCACCGGGTTCTTCGAGTTCGGCGATCCACTAGTGGTGCTGACGGGCAGCGACTCCATCGGTGCTGGTGCCGGCGACAACGGGCCGACAGGACGCGGCCTCGGGTTCCCAGAACGCGCCACGATGGGCAACGATTGGACCACTGCCTACGCGGCTTGCAACATCACTCGTCCAGGGGGCTATGTCTTCAACTGGGCCAATCAGCCGACGTTGTTGGACATGGTGAAGCTCGGCAACAATCTGTTGGACGGCATCCTCACCAACAACTTTGACGATCAACCCAATCTAATCGACAGCGGTCTCAACTACCTCATCAACCAGGTCAAAGATAGCTATGTCGCGATCAAGGCCAGCGCCGTCAGCGGCTCCGGTATTCGGCCATTCACGATCATCCGCCTCAAGTTGATGCCGCGTACCAAACCACCGACTGGGCCGTTGGTCACGGATCAAGAGCTGCACGGTCCGAAATGGGGACCTGGTGGGAACGTCGAGCAGTTCCATAACATCATCAAGTCCTACCCGCTGGTGGATCGTTTCTACGTCCATGACGCGTTCAGTCGCTACACGACGGACACCGCCGATCCGAACTCGAATTACTGGAAGGAGGGTAAGCTCAGTGCTTCAGACGGCACGCATCCTGGTTACTCGGTCACTGGACCGGTGGGCGCGGATCTGCGGCTTGTTCTGGACGAGTTCGCCGCGCTGCCTGTAGCCGCCTGATCGTAGGCACAAAAAAGCCCCGTACCGATATCTTTGGTACGGGGCTTTTGTATGTCTGAAACGCTAAAACGCAGCAAACCGTAGCCTATTAGGTCGGGTCCGTGTGCTTACAGCGAGCGGTATTCAAAGCAGTTCTCTCTGGGCATGGTAGAGATACTTGTACGGCGATTTTGGACGTCTCAGGTCCCTAATCCCCGGTTCTCCAGTGAGAGAAAAATTACTCGACACCCCTGCTATCGTAGCTGCGACTGCTGCCGCAGTGGCATCCATGGAAATTTCCTTTGCCTTAGCGAATACGTCTAGCGCCGTAGACATCGTCTTAGAAATGCTGAAGTTCATGGAGAATTTAGCATTCGCAAGGTGGACGGGAAATTGCCACTCTGCGCAGACCTTTATGAGGTTGGAACAAGCGCTATCTAGCTCCGCAAGCTTTCTCGTCAGAGCTTCATGGCTATCTGCGCCGCTGGCGATTTCGGCGGCCATGGCCTCGATATGAGCCCTGAACATCAGAAGCTCGGGCCTGCGTTTCTGCTTGAAGCTAAGTATTTCCTGCAACGGTACGTCGGTACTGGGTACCGGAAGAGATTTATAGAGCTCCATCGCTAGTCCTGCAGCGTTCTTATGGTCAGGGTTGCGTGGTGTGGGGGTACCGAGACTCCACATCCCAGGATTCAACCTTTCGTAGTGCTCTGTAAAGTGCCGTTCGATTTCTTGGATGACTGCTGATAATTGGCCGCCTACCTGGTAATGAAACTCTGGGGTTTGCAATATGCCAGCCGTTACCAGAAACGCTTCATCGGGCCCGTTGGTTGAGTAAATCACGTTGTTTTTCGGCCAAGCGAGTCGATCCCAGAAAAAGAGCGCCGATCGAAGTTGCTGAGGATCTAGTCCAGAGGAAAGCTGTACGGAGTCACCTTCGATGGCAACAGTATTGGATAACACCAAGCCGCGCATATGGTTCGAGTACTTTCCGTAGTGTGGATCTGACGCTTTGCGTTGTGATGCCTGTCCCATAGCTGTTCCTTCTCCTAAATATACGTTTCCGATCGTTTTTGTAGGGGGTCCGGATCGTGTAGGCCGTTCACCTGCGGCTAAGGATATCAACCCTCCCTCAGCCGTGGTTACTGGATTACCTAGTCGGTAATCTGGGGTCACAAGCCCACTTGGGGCGGCTTTCTGAATACCCAGCACTTCACCGATCGCCCCTTTAGTGCGCTGGATACTGGCTTCACCTGAAGGAATTCAGGTCGGCTGCAGATCTTCAGTGCGCCTAGAACGTCCGGCCCTACTCCGATCTGCAGGCCATGTGTGGAGAACAGTTCTGTGAGATGGGGGATATTGAGTGCGATCAGGCCTGAGCTTATTGAATGGTTGTAGGCGATTCCCTTGTCGTCTAAGTGCAAAACTGCAGCCCAGAAGTCTGCAAGGATGTCGGGCCGTGTCGGTTCCGCGATGCCTATCGCGTCAAGATCTGGCGCTGGCATGCCCATGGCGCCTGACAATTTCAGGATCTCTTGCCCCAGCAGCTCACGCATCGCCCGATTGCGCGTACGCATCAGCTCCTTGAGCAAGGCGATCCGATGCTTCGACATGCTGATCTGCTGGGGGATGCTGATCGCACCTGGACGAACAGCTGCCCCAGTCGTCCAGTACTTCCACAGCACCTCATCACATTCCTCCTGGTACTGGATGATTTTGTCGCGCAGCTCGGGCGCTACCTTATTGGGGCTGATCGAGTAGAGCCAGGCCGCGAGCTTCCGCAGCGGTAGGCATGTCATGGGCCGCAATTTCCCATCCTCGGCAACCGTTGGGATTTCCCCAATGGTTGATCCGAACTTTTCAGTGAGCTTTACGTACTGGGTCGGCCAGTCCATCCCCATATTCGCGACGATCGGTTTCATTGCAACGAAGGGCTCATTGTCCTGGTCGACCAGTACCACCGTATCGTCGTGAAATGGCACAGGCATCAATTGAGTGTTCATCTGTATCTCCTTGGAATCGCGTAGCCAAGGGGCTCGGCTTCGCCGACACCCCATGGGTGTCAGTTGCGGGGCTGGTGCCCAGTCGCGGAGCTGATGACGGCGTTGAGATCATTGCAGATCCCATCGAGGAACCCAGCCAGCATTTGTGGCTGGTAAAGCCCAGGCTGGTCGGCCTGCTGCGCCAGTGCATGCACCAGGGCGAGCGAGTCACGGACGCGCTCCAAGTCGTACAGATCTGCATCGGTGAGACCGTGCGGCCGTCTCACGCGGCACCGCCGATCGCTTCCAGAGCGCGCACCTGGTTCATGTGGTGGTTGTAGCGATTCAGGCGGGTGCGGAGGGATGAATCAGCGTGCAGCGCGGCAAGGGCCATGCGGCGGTGCGCGAGGGCACGGATTTTGGACGGAATGAGAGTGGTCATGGTGGAGCTCCTTTTGCTTGATGGAGCTGCCACGTTCGTTTCCAAGCGAATGGGTGGCAGCTGTACGCAGGTTGGAAAACCGGGGCAAAAGGAACCCGGCAGACCCGAAGGCCTCCCACGCACAGCCGCCATAACACAGAACGGCAGGCACAAAAAAAGCGCCTGCTGTTGTGAAAGGGGCGCTGTTGCGCCTTTTGCTTGTCGGGTTTCCAAGCCCGGTCACTGAATTTGCAGCAACGGGCGCACTTTACGCCCGTAAAGGTCCGAGGATCAATAGTCCGCGGACAATATTTCGTACCACAGTACGTTGTTACGCCTCAGTCAACGGGGCGACACAGCCAGGACTGGGCGTACAGCCGATCGCCCTCTACCTCTAGACCACTGAGCACCAGACCGTTGGGTGCCATCCAAGAGAGGACCACGTCATGAAGCAGCGGAAGGTCGGGCGGGCCAATAGGGTTAATGCCCTGCAGCGTGGCGGTCTTGGAGTTCCTGCCCAGTTGCTCGCATCGCTGCTCCTGGATCTGCACATCGCCTAGGACAGGCGCCTGGTTGCGTACATCCGCAGGGGCAAGTGGTTTGCCCTGGCACATGCGCCTGGTCACCTGGTACCTCATGGCTGTCGCTCATGAGCACGAATGCTATGGGCTACCACACCCCATACCGAAAACTCATCGCCCTCCAGGACATAGCGGTTGGGGAATGCCGGGTTGGACGACCGCAGGATGTACATGCCGCCCTGGCGATCGAGCAGCTTCACCATGGGCTCGGAGTTCACCACACCGATCACAACCCGTCCGACGGTGGCATCGATACTGCGGTCGACCACCAGCAGATCGCCGCAATGGATCCCCACCCCAGTCATGCTGTCGCCATGGCAGCGCACCAGGTACGTGGACGGCGCCGATATTTTCAGGACCTCATCAATCGAGATGGTGACTGGGTCAAAGGGACTGTCCATAGCAACGCCTGAAATACTGTATGCGTGAACAGTATTCTTGCACTGCGACTGGTGCGGTGGCAATGCCAGCTGGTCGTGCGGCCCATTGGAATGGCCAGATCCCGACCCGAGAGTGGCTAGCCTTGCTGGATCGCTAAGGGGTGCGGATCCAGCGGCGGCGTGGGCAAGCCCAAGGCATCGTTTACCTGGCGCAATTGGTTGTACAGGCTCTGCCGTTCAAAGCCATCCGTCGCTGCGGCCACCAGTTGGGCGAGGTTGCGCCCTTGCTCCTGGAGGATCAGCAGCTGCTTGAAGTTGATGCCGTCCCGCGCGCTGCGCTTGACCCCAGGCAGCGGCAGGATCCGGGCGGCGCGCTCCTCCAGCGTTGCGATGAGCTGCTTCGTGTCATTGGTCCAGTATTGCCACAGAACCTCATCGCACTCTTCCTGGTACTGGATGATCTTGTCGCGCAGTTGAGGCGCTACTTTCTTGGGATTGATCGTGTAGAGCCAAGCGGCGAGCTTGCGCAGCGGGAGGCAGGTCATGCCGTATTGCTTGCCGTCTGCTCCAGTTGTGTCGATCTCCGACACGACTGAATGGAAGCGCTCAACGATCTTGATTCGCTGGGCAGACCAGCCCAGCCCTATATTCTCAACGATGGGTCTCATGGCGACGTAGGGTTCGTTGTCCTTGCCGACCAGCACTACGGTGTCACCGTGAAACGGCACTGGCATCAACTGCGCATTCAT